CGCTAAGCATCTCAAAGCCCTGAGTCTTACGGTACGCATCATGCAAAGCAATATGCATCTGGTGATTGTCCCAGGAGTTAGCCACCATCTGATACTGTGAATGCTGAGCATCAAACATGCCACCATTCATCTGATTCATGGCGTTCTCCATCTTAAACTCCGGCATCTCATCCAGAGCCTTAAGCTTGAAGTTCTCACGCTGAGCCTGACGCTTATCTACGAGGAAGTCCTCATACGCCTTCTCAATGCCACCCAGGTCCAGTAACTCTAAGAACATCGGAGCCTGAATCGCACCCAACTTAAAGATATCCATTAAGAAGGCTTGCTTGGCGGCCTTACTCTTCGGTAAAGCAGAGCCCGACTCAACGCGGATATCCGTATTACCTCTAAGGTCTGATCCCTTCCACTGTTGCGCCTCAAACGCCCCGTCTGTACCCGTAACGCGAACCATGCGCGCAACGTCCCAATACTGGGTAACGTACTTGAGGTAGAGCCGTCCGACCTTTTCAACGGCTTCCTCCAAACTGGCGATGCTGAACGCTAACTTGGATTCGTCTTGTTCCTGTAAGAAGGAAAGTGCTGTTGCAGCAGTAACCTGCGAAGGGTTCTGACCACGAGAAATCTCATGCTGCCCACTAATGTCATCAAAATCTTGCTGTAAACGGTCAAGTTCTTGAATAACATACGGAGGCAGGCTATCCATCGGCAGTGTATCCGGCTTATCGAAACCAGGAGTGTAAAGAATAACCTGGCCCGGCTCGGAGGTAATCTGCTTAGGATTGATAGAACCACGCGGAGCCATAAGTTTCGGCTTAGCCATGAGGTTCTTAGCCTCAATAATCTGGCTGCGTGTACGGTTGTATTCCTTCTGAATAGGAACCAAGTCTGTAACAACAGAATCCCCGTAAAACTTACCAGTGGGTACGTGTACAAACTTAGAGAAGGGGTATTGCCCATGCTGGTACGGGTACCCACCCGAAACTACGCCTTGGTCGTTTACTTCAACCTTAGCAGTGTTCTGGACAATCTTATCTCCGCACACAGTAAGAAGCCCACCCTGGGGAAATGCGGGGTGAGCACCAGGCTTAAGCCAGAACTCTAAGCAGAGTACCTGCTTCTTGCCTTCCTGCTGTGCGCCAACGAGATTAAGGAAAGAATCCTCTAATAGATCGTCGGTAGATTTTACGTTCGCCGACACGTCATAACCATAGGCACCCTTAAGCCAATCAGGGTCCTTAGTGGTAGCGTGAATGACGTAAGGCTGTTCCTCAATGTCCTCTTCTAACAGGTTCGGTACGAACAAGTGAAAAGGATCAATATGCTCAACACAAATATCGCCTACAGAATCCTCATCGGGCAACTGCTTAGTGGGGTCCCAATAAGTCTTGAAGTAAGACGTACCGCAAATACTGCCCCACCACGTAACCTTGCGGACAACACTAGCGATAGCCTTGTCCCTGTAGGCTGCTGAGACGATATTCTCACCTACGCGCGCTGCCACAACATCTTCATCCTCGGTAGTAGCCGGGATGACACTAAAAGACGGGCGCTGCGCTGTAAGCTTAGCCAATTCGGTACGAATAATAGGGCGAATCTTGTTCACAACAACACGGACACGCCAAGCCGGAGCCTTAGGTTCGTACAATTGGAACCCAGTGCTACTTGCCGTACTAGTGATAAGCCTAATGTTCTGCTTACCGAAATAGAAGGCCAGATTGATGTACCACTGACGCTCAACGGCTAAGCGTGACCGCTTACAGCGAGCATACTGCTCATTCGCCCATGTGAGCAGTGCCGCTTCTTCACGTTGATCCTGGAAAGTCTTAAGAGGATTCTTAGACTTAACCTTGTCCATAAAGGACTTAGGATCATAACTCTCGCTGGACGAATCCGGCGCTGTCGAAATCATCGACATAATCGACAGTCTCTCCTAATCCGGCGTCCTTGACGAGTTGCCTTTGCATCTCGTACTCATCCTCATCCGTACCTGTAGGAATGTACTCACCGTGATTAGAGTCGTTTGATGAAGTGGTCAAAGTCTGGGTCAGTCCGGCTAGTGTCTGTAGATCCTTCGTCCGTACCTGATTGATTAGGCTCTGTACTCTGTCCTGTTCCGTCTTGAGTAGCGCTCTTAGGTCGTCCACCATCTGTTGAGATGGCTTCCGTAATAGCTCCCTCATCAAAATCAAGTTCAATATCAGAAGAAGAGCTAAGACTACGAGAAGAGAGCCAACTACGAGAGAGTCCATCAACGGTATTCTCCAACTCCTGTACGCGAGAATGCAGCGTAGCGTTATGCACTAGGAGTTGGTCCCGCTGCTCAGCAGCAGCAGTAAACTCTTCCTTAGTGTACGCTTCAAATGTGGCCGCTAACTCTAACGCGCATTGCTTACAGAAGTATACGTTACCGAAGAACTCAATATAAATCTGAGGATCAGCAAACTTCTCACGCGAGTTAGCAGCCGACTTCCCGCAAGTTGCACAGGAAGCCGGCTGCATCATGTTACCTGCTGCGATAGGTAACACACGGCCCGAGGTATCTTGCTTCACAGCAAACCGTCTCTCTAGTTAGTAAGACTACTTAGATGCAGAAGCCTTCTTAGCGGTAGCCTTCTTCGCCGGGGGCGTAGACGACTCTTCCTGTGCAACGTCTAACGTAAGACGCTCCACCTGTGCGCGAGACTCTGACTGCTTAACGCCAGCCTCCTTGGCAGCCTCGATACGCGCCACGCGGGCGTCGTAAAGATCCTGCTCCCGAGCCTCATTAGCCTCGCGGGCTAACTCGTCATGCTCTTCCGAGCCGACCTCAGGCCCAAGACTCCCAGCAACGGGAACCTCAAGCGTAACAACCGGCTCCGCAGTAACACCATACGGCGTTAACGGCAGTTCTCCCTGCGCTACTAAAGGAGTACCTGCACCAGCGGGCATGTTGTCAAAGTCGGGCTCACGGTCCTCAGCGACGGCACGAAACTTCTCGGCCTGCTGACGCTCCACGACGTCAAGATAAACGCCGGGCTCTCGCTTAAGTGTCTCGTGAGGATTGTAGAAATCTACTTCCTCACTCTTAACAGTGTTTGCCACGGCTAAATCTCCTTAGTATTCCGGCGCCGTCGATAGTAGCATAGCACAGGAGGCTGCCTACAGGAAGGATTGCTTAGGTAACGTTACCACTCGCCACCCATCTGCTCGTCAATAGACCAATCAGTACCGCCTGGGACTATGTTAAAGTCGCCTTGGCTATTACCTTCACGCGCATCTAGTAGTTGCCAATCCACCGTATGATCCTGAGGGTAGACAACCGGCGCACCCATCGGGTTATCGGTCTGGCGCTTAAGCTCTCTACGAGAATCATAGTCGCCAGTAAGGTCAGGCCGAGACATAACAAAATAACGGAGTGAATCGCACGCATGGTCGTCCTTCTTATGCGGGGCCTCAATGGCGTTATTCTCAGACTGACTCTTACGGTTACTGTATGTTTTCCAACGGTAGCGCGTTAGTTCCTTGATAGTGTTAGTGCAATTCTTCGTGATATGCCAGTTTGCCCGTCCATCACCTCTAGGTCGCATGTAATTGGCGACTCGCTCGATACCGGCGCTAACATCGTTGTTACCCAACGTAACAGGTACACCGTACTTAATATACTCCTGTTGTACGCTGGTACCTGTAATGTGATCCGTGTTGCGGATGCTGGGATCACCAACGTAATAGTCAGGGGCGCGCTTGAGACGCTTGTTGATTTCGTGAACTCGCTGAGCATGCTGTTCAACTGTCTTGCCTGACTGATAGTGCTCTTCAAAAGTAAGGAGTGCTCCGTCGGGCGAAATAGAGTGCCAGAGCCACGCTGTCGGATTGTTAAACCCCGCGTCCAGAGACGCAACCCAAACCCAATCTTTGGGCGGGGTAAATGATGCATCAATAACATGCGTACCGCCGGGGCGGGGGTCGAAGGACTTGTAGATGAGTCCGCCGAGTTGGATGAACTTACCATGTACACGCGCCTCCTTATCCTCATCACTAAGTGAGTTGACAAACTCATCAACTTCACCAGCGTTGAGGTGAGGGTTATCCGTCATATCTACGACGATAACGTCGATCAGGTCACTGCCGAGTAGACCTGGCTCGTACATAATGTCGTAAACCCAAGTCATGCCTAACAGGGGCGTCATTGTGATCCAGAGTGAGCCTCCTGTATCAACAAGTCGAGTAACGTTTTCTGTGTAAATTGCTTCCGGCGGTTCCTCGTCAAAGTGGATGAAGTGGCGGCTTGTGCCTGCGAACTTATCGAGGTCTTGGTCGTAAGACATAAACTCGACGAATGAGCCGTTGTCGAGAGTAAGGGTGTGTAGTTGGTTATCATAAGCTGTAGACCATGATCCTCCCTTAAGTTCTGAGGGAGGTAGCCATCGTGCCACCTCGGGCTTGACAATCTTCTCAACACCCCAACTAAAGTCTGTACTGATAATACGACCCCGTACAGGGGGTGGGGGCGTTGGTATATAGGGGTGCTTACCAGTGAGCCACCAAATGTCCTCAACGACGCCACCAGTGGTTTTCCCTGATCGGTTACCGCCAAGGTATAAACGACGCTTCTTGGGGGACTTGTGAAAAGGGAGTTGTTTGTCATGGGGTACGTATCCAAGAACGTTTGGAGTCCTTGCACCCCGCGACAACTTCTCACTGAGTAGTCTAAACGCTTCCTCAGGAGTGTTGATTGTTTCTGCTTGGCGTCGCGCCACAACTACGCGTCCTTCTCCCACTTAGTGTCGAAGTCATCCTGAGATGCAACGTCAAGTTGATTGTTAGCGATATCCTTAGTTAAGTAGGAACCGTAGTAGCAGTTCTTGACCCCGTTCAAAGTAGGGACTGCGATATAACCG